TTAAACGCTATTCCCGGACTGTCTACTTTCTTTGATTTCGTTGGTAAAGTAACCGACAAGGTAAAGGAATGGCTAGGGTTTTCTGAAGATCAACTAGACACTCAAATTGCACTCAAGGAAGCAACTGAAGACCTTACGGCTGCCTTATCTAAATACTACGATGAAATAGACCGGGTCGCCAAACTTGAGAAACTACGGGCGCAAATTGCCGGTAGATCACAAAGGGAAATTGAAGCCATTGACGAACAGGCTACACAAAGAAAGATAGCCAATATTGACGGCCTTATAAAACTGGCTAAGGAGTACGGAATAGCTACGATCACGCTTGAGCAGGAACGTCAAAAACTACTGGAATCCTTAGAGATTACTAGGCTAGAAAATCAGGCCAAAGAAGCCGACCGTCAACGTGCAATCAGTAAAGCCGAAGCCGAAAAAGAAAAGGCAAGACTTGAGGCGTTAGATAAATTTCAGCAAGGGCTAAGAAACGACCGGGCGAAACGTGACCAGCAGGATTTAGAATCGTTAGAGAAATTAAAAGAGGGCTATTTAGCCGAAGAACAACTGATCGCTAACCAGGCACAAGCCGCAGCAGAAAATAAAATCTTTTGGGAACAATGGTACGCCGAACGTTCACTCAGGTTAATAGAAGAACAGAAAGCAGCAGACGCAGCACTCACAGCACAGAAAATCGCAAATGCACAAAGCGTTGCTAACTCACTCGGTTTGCTTTCGGACGTTGTAGGTAAACAAACCGCAGCAGGTAAAGTATTGGGTATTGCACAAGCAACCATTAATACTTTCGTTGCCGGTACTGAAGCTCTAAAAGCAATTAAGACAGCCAAAAGCCCTATTGAAGCACTGGCCGGTATTGCTACAATGGCCTCTGTAATAGCAGCGGGTTTGCGTACCGTAAAACAAATAACACAAGTACAAGTACCCGGCAGTGGCGGCGGATCAGTACCGAACATATCTGCTCCGATCGCTCCGCAGCTTAATCAAACATCACTTGACCAAAACAGTATCAATCAGCTAAACAACGCCGCTAATCGTTCGTTCGTTCTGGAATCCGATATATCAGGAAATCAGGAAAGGATCAGGCGTTTAAACCGGGCTGCAAGGATTAACTAACAAAAAACGGTTTGGTATCCATTATACTGTATGGAACTACCAGTATACGAATTAAGGATCAGCGAACAGATTCAAGACGAGGCAGAAGTATCTTTTGTTGCGCTCGTGGATAAACCCGCTATTCAAAGGAATTTTTTAGCCTTTAAAAACGAATACAAAAGGGAACAGTTCAAAGTTGTTTCCAGTGAGGACAGAATCATTGCCGGTCCGCTGATGGTTCCCAATATGCTTATCTATCGTAACAACGAACAGTTTGGCGAACACTACGTAAAGTTTTCCTCTGAAACCATTAAAGACATCTTTATCAAGTATGCAAAAAAAGGCTACGGTAAAAATGTAAACCTTATGCACGATCCCTCACAGGTTGCACAGGGAACAACATTGTTTCAGACTTTCATATCTAACGAAAAATACGGCATCGCTCCGATGAAAGGTTACGAAGATTTACCGGACGGTACAGCCTTTGGAGTTATGAGTGTTGAAGACGATAGCATCTGGAAAGAAGTAGTCGCAGGTACTTATCAGGGCTTTTCGGTTGAGGGTGTTTTTGATTACGAAAAACCTTTGTCGAAAGAAGAGCAAGCCTTGCGCAATTTCTCCGCTATGCTCGGCAAATTAATTTCTGAGCTATAAACTACTACTTTTTACAAATCCATCCATACTAAGATATGGAAGGAAATAAAATCAAAGAATTTTTCGCAAAGGTTCAGGAATCGTTTAACGATTTTATGAATCCGCCTGCCGCGCCTGCGCCTGTTCAGTTAATGGATGCGCAACTGCTCGACGGCACTCCTATCAAAATTACAGACATGGCTCCCGGTGGTATTGTAACCATCAACGATATGCCTGCACCTGCTGGTGAGTTGGAACTAGTAGACGGAACTAAGCTGGTGATTGGTGATAACGGTGCGATTACTGAAGTTATTGCTGCCGCTGCTGCTCCTGCACCTCCTCCTGTTGAAATGAGTACAGACGAAAGGTTCACACAGTTTGAAACACAGACTAACGAAAAATTCACTGTATACGAGCAAAGGTTCGCTCAGTACGAGCAAAAATTCAAGGAATACGAAACGAAACTCGGTAAGGCATCACAACTGATCGAAGGGCTGATGGGATTGGTTACTGAGATTTCAAAACAACCAACCGGGCTGCCTGAACCAGCATTAAAGAACGAGAACAATTTCATTGAACAAACCATAACAGAAAAAGCCGCAAAGGTGATTTTCTAACTAACCTCTTAAAAACACAAGAAAATGGCATTTAGCGTAGGATCATTAGGAGCATATACAAGGCAGTCGTTAAAACCGCTGCTTACCTCAGCAGTCATTGGCGCAAAGACGCAACAGATGATTGTTAAGGACGGTATTTTACTGACCAAAGTAAAGAGCGCAGAATCAATTCCGCTGATGGAAACTGACGCAATTTTTCAAACCGATTCCTGCTCATTCGACCCATCAGGTACTACGACTTTCACACAGCGTACCGTTACCGTTGGTAAGATCAAGGTAGAAGAAAAACTGTGTCCGAAAGACCTTGAAACAAAGTTCTTACAGGAAGCACTCAGAGCGGGTTCTACATACGAAGATTTCGGCAACAACGATTTTGAAAAAGCCTATCTCGAAAGGAAAAATGAGATCATCTCTAAACAACTGGAAGTTGCTTTATGGCAAGGTGATACCTCAAGTTCTGACGAAAACCTGAAGAAGTTTGACGGTCTTATAAAATTGATCGATGCCGGTTCACCAATTGATGCAAACGTTTCGGGTTACACCGGGATTGCTACTGTAACTACGCTCACTGCATCAAACGCAATCGCAGTAGTTAAGGGTGTGAAAAACGCTATCCCTGCTGCCCTCAAAGGACGTAAGGACGTGGTTATTTTCTGCGGTTACGATTTTTATGACATGTATGTAGACGCTGGCGTTACCGCTAACCTGTTCCACTACGATTTCAAAGACAATTCAAACTACGGCGGTCTTACAGTTCCGGGTACTGGTATCAGGCTGGAAGCTGTACACGGCTTGGACGGTACAGGTGATCTGTACGCCTTCAGGATGGCTAACGTAGCAATGGGTGTTGATCTGGAAGATGAAGAAATGAGCTACAAACTTTGGTACTCACAGGATAACAACGACGTGCGTTACCGTGTAGCCTTCAAAATGGGCGTGAACGTAGCCTTTACTAACGAATGCGTGAAGTTCAAAGCTACAATCTAAGAATAACAATTTTCAAAATAACAAAAGGGTGGTGGAATAAACACCGCCCTTTTTAATAACATAAACATGAGTTGTGCAATTACAAGCGGTTACGCAATAGAATGTAACGAATCAGTCGGCGGCGTGGAAACGTTGTGGGTTATTGAGAACTCAAACCTTTACGACGATTCCGGTGCGCTTACCGTTGCTTACGCATCAGGTACAGTAACGACATTGAATAAACGCAGCGGTAAGAAGTTCTGGAAGATCGAAGTACCAAGAGGTACGGCCAATGCAAACAACGGTATTGATGCAAACTCGTCAAACGGTACTTTTTACTTTACTCACCAGTTACAATTCCCTATCAACAGCCGTTCAGCTACCGTTAGAAACATGGTTGCTACGCTGGCAAAAAACAGGTTGACGTTTGTAACGAAAGAAGGTGACGGATCATACAGGATGTACGGTGTTCTTTTTGGCCTTCAGATTCAGCCTTCAGAGGCGGGATCAGGTATTGCCCTAGCTGATCGTAACGGTTACCTGCTTACGTTCTCTTCACAGGAAAGAGAGGACTTCCTGATCGTTCCTGCAAACATCGCAGCGACACTGGAAAATGATGGAACAGCATAAAAAATATTCATAACGACTAACAGCCCCGCCCGTCTAAAAAGGCGGGGTTTTTTGATAAATGATAAACCTACAAAAAGGACAGACGCAAACGGTTTATTTCACCGGAACAGAGAAAGCGATTTTAACTGCTCCTTATTTCCTTTTTGTATTCACTCACCGGGCGTTACACAACGTCGTGAAACTGGTAGCGACTAACACAAGTACAACCAAGCGTTACGACAAGTTTTCACTTGTGGTTAATTCAAAGTTTTCGGACGCTGCGCTAGGCATGTATACATACGAAGTTTACGAGCAGACAAGCTCTACCAATGTTGACCCTACTGGTTTAAACCTTGTCGAATCCGGATATATGTATTTAACCGATGATGGATTTACCCCGGACAGTTATTCAGAACAATCAAACACTTTCAAAGCATACGATGGAAAGTAATTACAAACATATTGTTTTACAATTTGACCAAGCCCAACAGCCGAAATTCATCGAGAAAAAAGGTAAGGGCTGGATTGAGTTTGGAGAAGAAAACAACTACCCTAATTACCTGCTTAGTCTTTATAATGAAAGCCCTAAGCATGGCGCAATCATTAAGGGTAAATGCAATTATATCTACGGCAAAGGTTTTGAGAATCCCGGTGTTGCAAATCAAAGGTTTCAGTCTTTCAATAAGATTTTAAAGCGGTGTATTGCTGATGATGAAATGTATGGCGGGTACTACTTACAAATTATTTGGGATCGATTACGCCGGGTATCAGACATTTATCACATCGAATATCACAAGGTAAGGGCAAACAAAGACCTGAGTAAATTCTATGTAAAAAACGATTGGAAAGACAGCAGGGAAAAAGAAAGGGAATACGACGCATTCAGTCAGTCAAACCCACTGGGTTCGCAGATACTTTTTGTGCGCCAGTATAACGCTGCCTCTGACGTTTATCCGCTGCCTGCTTACTTCCAGGCTCTTAACTATATCGAATCAGATATTGAGGTTTCAAGACATATTTTAGGCAACGCTAAACAAGGTTTTGTTGGTTCTACTTTAATCAACCTGAACAACGGCGATCCCGTAGGAGAAGAAAACAAAGGTGATGTTGAAAAAGCATTGCTCAAGAAATTCACCGGGGCGGACGGCAAAAGGGTTGTGCTGATGTTTAATAAGAGCAAAGAGAACAGCGCGGATATTGTTCCGCTCGGCCCTACCATGCTCACTAAAGAGGACTTTACAAACATCAATAATTTAATTCAACAGGAAATTTTCGCAGGACACGGCGTTACCTCTCCGATGTTGTTCGGTATTAAAACCGAGGGGCAATTAGGTGGACGTTCAGAGATCATGGAAGCATACGAAATTTTCAATAACACATACGTAAACGAACGTCAGCAGGAGCACGAACAGTTATTTACCAAACTGAGAAACTTAAAAGGCGAACAGGGTGAATTTAAAATTATTCCGGTTGAACCGCTGAAGTTTGAGTTCTCAGAAAATATCATGGCTGCTAATTTAAGCCGTGATGAAATACGTGAAATACTCGGTAAAGAACCGGACGGCCTAAGCAATAACGGCCAGCCTAAACAGCCTAACGTGAACAGCGTTATGACCAATATTAGCGGTCGCCAGCAACAGGGAATAATGAGGATAGTGCGTTTGTTCAATCAGGGCAAATTAACTAAGGAACAGGCCGCCTTACAGCTTAAATCAGGTTTTGATTTTACTGATGAAGACGTGATCGCTTTTTTGGGGTTAGATGATGATCCCAACACGCCGGATCAAACACAGAAATTTTCTGAACAGGAAGATTTTGCACTCGTAGAACAGTTTGAGCAGTTCGGCGACGCAAGGGATAATTACGAAATACTATCAACAAAAGAAATCACTGAACATCCAAATAAAACCTATTTCGCTGAAGTAAACGAACTGACAAGACTTGAGGCCAATATCTTAAACCTTATCTCTAAGGACAAAAGAATCACGCCGGAAGTTCTCGCTAAAACTTTACGTCAGGACGTAGACGTGATCAGTCGGTTATTATCCGACATGACCGAAACCGGGCTTATAAAACCTTCTATAACTCGTGTAGGTAAAGATGAAATCACCGAAAGGACTTTAGCTAAACCACAAAACCAATTACCCGGCGAGGGCGCAACAACTACTGAGATTTTGCTGAGGTATTCTTATGAAGGTCCGGACGATGACAGGACGCGCCCTTTCTGCCAGCGACTTATTAAGTTGAACAGACTTTATTCCCGCTCCGACATCGAAACCATCAGCGAAAGACTAGGGTATTCGGTTTGGGATCGCAGAGGCGGATGGTTCACACAACCCGACGGATCACACAGGCCTTATTGCAGACACAGGTGGGTATCAAATATTGTATTAAGGAAAAAGCCTAAGAAATGAGTAAGAACATAGACTTTATCACAACAGAGATTTTTAAGCAACGCACGGCGACAAGTACGGCAGTGGACGATTTACAAGTCCGTCCGTTTATAAAAGTTGCTCAGGATATGTACATACTTCCTTCTTTGGGTTCGGCTCTTTACGCCCGTTTACAAGCCGGTATCGATGCAGGCAATCTTAATGCCAATGAAAAAACTCTGCTTAACGAATACATTACCGATTCTTTGGTGTGGTATACCATGAGTTTACTCCCGATGGGTTTGGGCTATCAGGTGTTTTCTAAAGGTTTTTTACAAAAGACTTCGGAGGAAAGTATCACACCTACTCGTGGCGACCTTGAGTTAATAGAAAACAAGTACAAGGCAATCGGGGAATACTATAATAAACGACTGATTGTCTACCTGAAGGAAAACTACACAAAGCATTACGAGTACTTAAATCCGGGCTCCGGGGTAGATACTATTTTCCCTCAAAACAACGCATACACGTGTCCGATATATTTAGGAAATACCGAAACGAGAAATAATCCATTATATGTAAACAGTTCGTCCGGAAGTTCTTTAGTAGCGGTTTACTACCGTCCGACAGCAGGACTTTCAACTTTTACAGTAGATGACATCGGTACAAGAACGGTGAAGACAGCGGCAAGGTCGGGATTGACTAAACAGATAACGGATTCAGCTACTACGGACAGCGGATTTTTACAGATCAACGGCAAAGTAATTACACTGCCTACCGGGGACGTAACACAGGCAAATGAAGACTTTATATTCTTAGTTCAATGATAAAAAAAAGATCGTACAGGCAAGAGTTCATTAAAAAAGTAAAAGAAAAGTTCAATGACTTACAATCAGGTATCAAAGACGCTCAGGGACTTACTGGAAAGTCATGCAATGATAAAGACTGTAAAGTCAGACACACCACAGGAATGGATAAAAAGCGATGAGTAC